GTTGCTGGGGTTGATATGAATATCTATTTTATCATTACCATAATTGAGCTCATACACATTACAGGTACTGTTGTTAGTATCACAGGCCGTGTTGTTGTAATAGGTGTTACTATCTGTTGTGATGTATGCTGTTGTTGCTGTGCCGTCGGTATTACTAGTTGATGTTGATGTGCCTGTTGTGACCAAGGTGGTTGTAGAAACATTGGTGCCAGCAGATGAGGAGTCATACCAATAATAAATGTAATCAGTATCTGTTTGTGTCTGATTATATGTAGTTGTGGTTGTGGTAGTAGTTGTGGTGCCAGCAGGTGTGTAACTGACTGTGCCATCTGTTGTTGATACCACGGTGCCATATGTTTCCGTGCCACTTGTTGATGTAGATGTTGTCTCTGTTGAGCTAACGGCAGTCGTGGTGCCGTAAGTAGTTTCAGAAGACCCTACATAAGTTCCGTAAATAGTAATATCAAATGATGACTCATCTTCTTCTTCCTCTTCCCACCAATATTCTGTCTCGTCCTCATCATTTGTGTCTGTCGTAGTGGTATCATCCATCCAAGTATCGGTGTCTGTTGTATCTGTCTCATCAGCATAATCAGTGTAATCTGTCAAGTTCGTATCAAAAGTATCGGCAAAGATGGTAGTTTCTGTTTCTTCATAATAGAATGTGTCCTCTGTTGTGGTTGTAACAGACACATATGTAGTTGTGGATTCATATGTGGGTGTTGTTGTTTCTGGTTCATCAAACACTTCAACAACCTCTACAACTTCGGGCTCGTCCCAAGTTTCTGCGGTTTCTACCTCAACTTCCATAACCTCTACTTCAACCTCAACTGTTTCTGTTTCAAATACAGGTCCAGTATCCATCACCGGACCTGTATCGTTCATTGGCATATCACTTTCAAATACGGAAGTATCATCAAACATATTGGAGTCAGCCATCAGGGTGTCTTCACTAAAAGTTGGTTCTTCAAATGTAGGCTCATCAAAGACAGGTTCTGATGTTTCTGTCTCAACAGGTTCTTCAAACACAGGCTCACTTTCTACTTCAACAGGCTCATCGACAAATGTTTCCGTTTCTACCGGTTGGTCATCAAACACTATTTCTGTTTCAGCTATCTCCGGTTCAACTTCTCTAACTTCGTCCGTTTCCGAGCCCACTTCGTCAATTTCTCCTGACGTATCTCCATCGGATACTTCTTCAATAGGTTCATCTGTGATTTCTTCTGATGCAGAATCTTGTATCCCATCGGACTCATCTGATACGTCTTCTGACGTTTCTTCTCTAATTTCTTCAACTTCCTTATCCGTAATTTCAACATCATCTTGTCCTTTATCTTCTTCAGTTTGGTCTCCACCTTCTCTATCCTCCTCAGCGACTTCTCCTTCGTCATCTTCCACATTTCCTTCATCACTATCTGATTCCAACTCGGAATCGTCTTCTCCGATTTCTTCGTCTGTCTCGGAATCTTCTTCAACTTCTCTGTCCTCTTGTCCATCTTCTTCTACCTCAGATTCTTTATCCTCAGATTCTTTGTCCTCAGGATCTTCCTCCACTTCTTCCGCTTCATCTTCCTCATCGGTATCTTGACGATCTTCTCTCCGGACTTCTCTCCTGACTACAGGTTCATTCATTATAGGTTCTAAAACCAAATTCATCCCAGCTAATGCAGAAGGAGAAGGTATAATAGGTAGGGGAGGTGCAATCGTCGGCGACAATACTGTTACTGTGTGAAAAGGTTGGGTTAATGAAACTGTTCCCGCCCTATTAGCGACTTGAACTTTACCAAGGCCGCCATCTCTATCACGCAACAGCGTCACTGTAGTTACTCCCTCAGGTGTAACATTACCTGTAAGAGTAGTACCGCGGACAGTTATTGTAGCAGAGGGGGTTGTGATTTTTACACGCTGTTCATTATTTGCTGCAATAGCGCCAGAAACATAACGAAACGATCCAACTGTCACATTGAAGGCTAACTCTCCAGTATTATTTGCAGGATCATATACAAAATCATCTATCATTAATTCAGAATTTTCGATGACTGTTACCGACGTTTCATCTGCAAAAATAATACCAATCTTTCCATCTTCACCTGTCTGGTAAAAATCATCCATCAACACATCATAGCCTTCAGCTATATTTTGTGTCTTATTTGATCTCTCATTCCAGGTGCGGCCTTCGTTGTGTTCAACCTTACCTACACCTGCTAAAACCAATGTTGGGGTAAGCAAGAGTACCCATAATAAATTGCGAATCAATTTGTTAGACACCCCGTTGCACTGGCAGTATGATTTGTTATATTTCTATGACTTGATGTATTGGTGTCATAAGTGTATGTAGTATTGGCACCTAAATCAGCAATGTTTATACAGCCCGAATGTGTATCATTCCCACGTTGCTTGAGATCGTATGTAACTTTGTAAAGGCCTTCGCCATATATTTTCAGGCCAGCATAGTTACTTGTGCCTTCTTGGTGGACATCAATAGTATGTCCATCTCCATCAAGGTCTATTTTTATTTCATCACCTGTTGTAATAGAATAAACACCTATTGAATTGGAGTCGCCATTCACATCTATAGACATAAACCCATAAATGTGTGCCATATAATTGGCATCGGTACAGCTAGTACCATACTTACATATCTTATTAGAATCTCCAGTAATAATAATATTACTTCTACCTGTATTAACTGCCTTAACTTGAACTTGATTACTACTACCTGTTATATGTAAGTAGTTATTATATTCCGTAATGTCCGAAAAATTGGCAAGTTCGGTCTGTCCTGTAGTGTAGTCACCTGTACCTTCATTCTGTAACCTCACCGTATTACTACTGCCGTCTATATATGTCTTCATCGTTTGACGGGAGCCATAGATGCGGTTTCTAATAGTGTTACTAGAACCACCTACAATATCAACCTCTACTGAGGTGTTACTATGGTCATGTGCGGCATCAGTTATAACTACTGAGTTACTAGAACCACTTCCAGCAATATTGACATCAAGGTGATGGTAACTGCTAGTAGTATGTAAATAAGTTGTTTTGATGGAAGAGCCATTGTTGGAACCTCCTATGTAACCGGTGTAAGAACAATTATCACATTGAAAGTTTCCTTTGATGTAACTAATAGTTCCTGACTGCTCTTGAGTAATATCTACTATTACATTGTTGCCTGATATGACAAAATCATTACCAGACGATGTTCCATACATTTCTGTATGGGGAGAGGCCTGTTTGATAATTATAGTACTGTTGGTGAGATCATCAAAATCGCCCCACAGTAAATTGTGTGCATTACTGGTGGGGACTAAAATCAACCATAGTATCATGCAGCTTATCAGTTTTTTCATACGCTACCTCTTTAAGAATTTTAAGTCCTAAATCTGTACTATCATAAATTTCTTTCACCACTGTGGGTGTCCAAAAATCTTTAGCATAATCATAAACATCAATAAAGTCCATGTTAGCTTCATAGTTACCTAATTCTACTGGACCCTGTTCTGCATCATCATCTATTTTATAATCAAGTTGGGGATTCCACTTATACTTCCAAAGACCTTTTACTTCACCATCTTCTATAATATGCACCACTCCCAATTCAATAGCTTTTCTAACTGCATAAGTAACAGGTTCATTTGTCGCAATACCAGCTTCAACCTCTACCAATTTAGTGGCTGTGTCTAAGTATTTAAATATATCTCCATGAATACCTGCAGAGGCAATAGATTTCTCAACTACAACAGTTAATTCTATCTCTCCGCTTGTTACATTAATAAGTCTTAAAACTATCGTCACAGTATCAAGGCGATACTCCGCACTTGCTCCGATACCTAAAAATCTTGCGCCGGCTCCGCCTGACACGGTATTAGTATCATAACTGACAATAGCACCTGTAATATAAGCACCTGCATATAACATTGGGCCTATAGGTTTAGCCTTATCTCCATGTTGTATCTGGCGAGTTGTTCTAATCAGTTTTCTTTCTTGCAATAAACTCTGCAACGTATCTCGTTCTAATACTCTAAACCATTTACCATTCCCTGCATCTTGTAATGCCTTAATCAATAAATGCTGAGAACCTTGGGTAACTGCCTTAGACATTTCAGCATATGCACCACCAGGCTTCTGTTGTCCTGTTTGATCTGTAAATCCATAAACAGCTAAAATAATTGGACTTTGATCTGGTGCCCTCATATCAGATAAAACGCTATGATTAGTCACTTGCTTTCTAGGTGCGTGTTCTATGTTCTTTAAAGTAGTTGCCATAGTTGAAGCGCAACCAGAGAGAACTAAAGCGAGAGTGATGATGGTTAATATTCTACTAATCATCCTTCTTCGTCTCCCCAAGCCCAACCCTCCTTCTCTTGGAAAGGCATCGTATAATCATAGATAGTATTGCCAGCGGCATCTGTGATGGTCAGTGTTGTACCATCTGCATCGTTGTTTGTACCTGTAGATGCCCAAGTAATGGTGTAACCATCTATTACCGTTGTGCCTCCATCTTGTCTTGTGCCGTCTGTACCAAACACATTATCTATGATGTTCTTTGCCAATGCGGTGTAGAATCGTGACTCTAAATTCTTACGGAACAATTCTATGGGTGTGTTCGCTAATTCATATTCCAATTCCAGTGCTAGTGCTTTGGCCTCATCTTCGGCCTTTTTCTTGATGGCCTGCTTGCGTGTTGTTTCTAGGTTCTCTATCGTTAGATAATGCGAGCTGGTTCCTATACCACTAAAACTAGGTGAATGAAATTTAAAATTTATTTGGCCTGCAAATGCAGAGGAAACTCCACATACAGCAAGAGCTGCCAATAATAAAAGGTTACTTCTTTTCATGTTCTATTTCCTCCAACTTCTTTAACTTTTGTTCTTCTGACAGTTCTATAAAAACATTTAATTTCTGATCTAATCTAATAAGGTCATTATCTAGCATTCTAACTCGGTCTATCAACTTAACCAATACAGTAAAGGTTTCTCCAAGTTTAACTTTAATCTGTGCGGTGACATACTTCCAAATAAAATAAATGAAATAACCAAGGCCTCCCGCTATTACGACTGGAAGACCGAAACGATTTACAAACTCTGTTAAGTCCATTAATCTTTCCTTGCATCTTTCTGTCCGTCTGTTCTAGCTATTCTTTCCAAGTCTGGTCTTATACCTACAACTTGGCAGATTAAAGTATCAATACGGATCACATCATTGTTCATTGTGCGTACACGATTATCCAATGCCGTAATCATACTATGCAAACTCTTAGCCTGTCCTACAACAGACTCAAGGATATATTTGATTAATAGGATAATAAAGAACCCCATCCCTATTGCTGCTGCAACAGAGAATCCTAGTTCTAAAAGTTGAATAACGAAGTCAGGTTTCGGAGCCATGCGTATGTCTCCGGTTGACATGATTATTCAATTCACGGAGGACATCACTTGCTGTTTGTTTAAACAGAAAGGGAAATATAGCATGGATGAAACTAACAAAAAATAAAAACAAAAAAGTAAGACTATATCTTAACGCTTGCAGTCCATGTTGCAAGTAAGTCTCATTTATTTCTTTAGGATGTTTAGTAAATAGTTTTGTCACATAACTATTTATCAAATTATTTAGTAGGCCCCCCATCTGGACGCCTAATTGGTGCTTTCTTGGGTTGTTCTTCTTCTACAAACATCTCTAGCTGTTTGCTTTTTGCCACCGTTTCATCATGTTTATTGGTGACTTTATTTAACAGTTTTTCTATCTTCGCATCAAACCATTTACCTGTTTTTGTTGTTGCAAACCATTTGTAAAAGGAGTTACCTATAACTCCCATTATCATTGATCGCAAAACAAACCAAAATAAAAAGCCCATTACCAGCCTTGTCGTTCACGATAAGAAGAATGTTTCAAGGCCATTCCACCTGTAATTCTCAATACTCTATATACTACTTTTACTTTGAGATTTGGTACTGTAGGTTGGGCCGCGGTCATACCTTCTAACATAACACTATCAGCATTTTTTCTCAACTTTTTTATTTTTTCTTTTGAAAATACAGCTTTGTTTTCTCTTAGTGCTTCGTAGAGTACATCATGTATTACTGCCGCACGAGCAACATCCCAAGGTGCTATAAAAGACCACGCCGCTCTATGTATAGAAGCAAGGTCTGTATGATACCCAGCTCTTATTATAACTTTGGTCTTCGTAGAAGGAGGCCCTTCTCGTTTAATTGTTCTCTTTACTTCAACACCAAGTTCTCTCCACTCAGAAAAATATTGATGAGCTTGAGCAGATAAAAACCATAAGTCTTTATCTAGTTCCCAATGACGAGGTCCGTGGAAGGTACATTTAAGTTTACCAGACCATACTTTACTTGTCACCTTCGTAATACTCCTTATACTTTTGTAGAATGATTACATACTCGCCCAACTTTATTCTTATCTCTGCTAAGTTTAACGCCAAAGTTCCATAATCTTTATGTCTCAATGCAAACAATGCTACACCTTCATTATCTTTTCTTAGTGTTTCCCACACTTCAGTTATATTTTCTTCTGTGACAATGATCCACTCAACGTCTTGTAAAACTACAGGTTGGGGAGCATCAATACTTAACTGTAATTTTTCTTTCGGAGCAGTAAGAATTTCAAGTGACTTTATTCCTTTTCCTGCACACCCCATTAATAAAAGTGGTGTCAATATCAAAACCATCATCAACCTTTTCATAATTTTTTCCTCAATCTTTATCATATATACCAAGTTGAGTTGCACAAGTATTAGTAGGTCCTAATACAGCATATGCAGCTTCCCAACTATTAACACCATTCACATCTATCTCTGGCACTATCTTATTTAAAAAATCTTCTTCAGTATATTCTAACTGAAATCTCCTAACAATACATCTACAAAATTTAGGACCTATAGAAATTAACAATTTTAAATCATATCCCATACCTGTTAATCTTCCATTAGACACCCTGGTCTCTAATCTATTCATACACAGGACATCCCAATTTTCTATAGTACTATCTTTATAAGGACAAGCAGCACGACTTACACCATCATACGGTGACATACACGGACCCTTAGGCCATGGGTCATTAGCATACGCTTTAGATGTAAATAATAACATTATTAACAACCCACCAAGAAAAGATATCTTCATTACTTACCTTCTCCGGTGTATTTAGGATGTATTGATGGACACTCACTATTAAACTGAGAAGGCTTACTAGCATTCTTTTCTTGTTCTGTTAATGGTGAACCTGTCAATATCTCAAAACATCTCTTGACCCTACCAGAGGCTCTATTGATAACTCTCTGGACAAGAACAGGTTTATTCTGGGCAAGAATATCTAATTCATGCTTACCTAGTTTGCCAGCGAGATTATTTTTCTCAGTAGTTAATTGATTAGTTCTATCACGCAATTCATTATTAGCTTTTTGAATGGCCTCAGCCTGTCGTGATAGACTTTCTATAACAGCGTTCTGCTCTGTAACAGCACCTTCAAGTTTTGCATGATTAACTTCTAATACTTTATTGTCAGCTTGTAACTTTTGTATCCAAGTATAGCCTCCAAAACCACCTGCACCTAGTAAAATTACTAGAATAATAACAACTTGTATCATAATAACTCCTCGTCAATATTTATTTCACGTTACTGAAAGCTAAATTCGCTACCTTCTTAAAACTATTAATATCTTTATTTAAGAGTTTGTTCATTTTCTGTTGATTAACAGTATTCACTTTATTATAAACTTGTTGTATAGCAGAAGCGGTATACAAATCTACCATATGTTTCTTGCCACCCAACTTAACGTGACTTGCCTGTTTATCTTTTACAATACGATCAATCGTAGCCATTGCATCCACTTTTGCTTCAGAGACTTCTACTTCTTCTTTCTTAGCAGTTGCCTTTTGACGTTGATATCGTGCCTCTCTTTCATCGTGTTGTTTCTCACTCTTTCGACGGGCTTCTCTATCAAATTTAGCCTGCTTCTGCCACTCTGTCTCATCTAACTCTACTTCTTCTTTCTTATAGGCCTTCGCTATCCTTGCAGATCGCTGAGCCATGGCTTTCTTTGAAGGATAGTAAGATACATCATGGGTAACTTTTTTTCTATCAGTAGTAGTTCCTTTAGGTCGGTCATCTACTTCTTCTGGATTCATCTTGGCTGTATTCTGGCGAGCTATTTTTTTCGCTGCCACATATTTCTCTCTCTGTCGTTCTTTTTGTTTCTGCAAGTTCTCTATATCTTTAGGACTATGATCTTCACCAACTTCTACTTCTTCTTTTGATAGTTTATTGACTGCCTTTGTAATACCGCCTTGTCGTCTGACGACCTTACCAGCGTGCTTCTCAACATCCTTGACGGTTTGGCCACCCGGCTTAGTAGTCGATCTTTGCAAAGCCATGGCATGATCGACCGCTGAATCTGATGCCTTCTTCACATAAGAACCTAATGTCTTTTTGGAAAGTTCATCAATCGTTGCCTGGATCAACAGATTAGTTTCTTCTACTTCTTCAGCTTCCATACCTGGGGTTGATTTAGGTACAACTTTAACATTGCCATTAGGCAGTGTAACCAACTTATGAGTCTTGGTATTATACTGAGGTTTGATTTTATGTTTTGTACCTACTGATGTGTGCGTTGCAGGGTCGCCAGATGCTTCAGTTTTATTTTCATGCACATCTATATCAGGAAACTTTTTCTTAACTGCTTCTCGGACTTTGCGGATTTCAGCTTCCGTTCCATGTTGTGCAACTCTAGCTAATGCATTACGAGCATGGGACGCATCAGGAATAGGATATGAACCACCCTGTTTTCCTTCGGGTCCAGTTCCCTTACCAGGCAATGCAAAGTCTCCCTTCGGAAGATCCTGCCTTTCTTTGTATGAAAGTTTATCATCTCTCATAAAATGAATCTTATCTACCGTAGCCTGTATCAGCGGATTAATTTCTTCAGCAGTAGAACCTTTAGGAGTTTTCTCTTTTTCTTTAGCCTGTAAGGCTTTAGTAGTAGCACCCTTAGGTAACTTACGCATGGTCTCTTTATCTTTAAGTTGGTCGTGCCACTTTGACTGTCCCATCTTAGGTTCGATATAATCATTTTCTTCGCCATGCATACCCGTGTGACCCTTCTTATGTTTCCAATCCGGATCATCTTTGTCTATCTCACCACGTTCTTTCTTGGCATACTTCTTTTCAATATCGCCTTTCTTTTTCTTACCTTTATCAGTATCGGATGTAGCATCTCTACTAGCATCTTTTGCACGATAATAAGCTCGAATGGCATCTACTGTACGACGAGTATCTGGAACATCAACTTCCTTTTCAGATAACGCTCTCGTTACTGCTTCAACTGTCGAATGCGTTTCTTCAGCAGTAGGATGTTTCTTACTGCGAGTTGCTTCGGCTTCATCATCTCGGTCAAGTAGATTTTGTTTCTTCATCTTCTTATGAGCCTTAATAGCTTCCGCAGTAGGATGTTTCTTGCTTCGAGTTGCTTCTGCCTCATCATCTCGGTCTAAGTCATCTTGTCTCTTTTTTGTTTTTAATTTTCGATTGGGGCCCCACTTCTCACTTAATCTATCAACGGCGGCGGCAAGTAATGGAGACATCTCTTCCTTTTTCTCTTTCTCACCGGTTTCATCTTTAGCGTGCTTCCAATCTTTGTCTATTTTTTTCATTCTTTTTCGATCCTCTCCAGCATCTGCTCGATCCTGTTTGGCCATTTTCTCTCGACCATGTTCTTTATCCCAATCTGCTCTCTTACGATCTTTCCATTGATCTTTATAAAGAGCCGTTGCATGATCGTCCTTAGGAGTGCTTGCTGCTTCCTCTACGTCACCTTTAATACGACCTCGCAATTCTTTTTTATAATCTGTAGTAGTAATACGATCTACCGTTTCTATATCGTCTGGACGTTTTACCATCTTGCGTAAACTCGCCTTAACTGAACCTGAACTTGTTCCGTCCATATAGATAGTGGGCAACCCAGCTACTTTTACTTTAAATGTTGCTTCTTCTAAAGTATCTTCTTCTGTTTCCTCTCCCACGGCTCGTCTTTTCAAACGTGACATTCTTGTGATATGTTGTTTTGTCAAACGATCTTTCATATTGCTAAAATTCTGTTTTTGAGCTTCAATCGCAGGATCGACTGCATCATCAATGCGGGTAGCCTGTCTTTCTTTTTGTGCTTGAACCGCCTTGGCCCATATAGCAGCTTGTCTTTCATCTTTTCCTTTTACTCGAACATCAGGTTCTTCACCCGGCGTCATTTCTTTTGCATAATTCGCATAGGCCGCAGTTCCAATTTCACGGGCTTCTCGTTTTAATGCTTTATGCATTTTCTTTTGAGCACTAGGCATCCCCTTTAATCTGGCTCCAGGTTTCAGCTGTTGAACTTCTCCACCCTGCTTCTTAAATTTAGCCAATGATTTATTAAGCTGTGAACCATCTTTAGCTGAATGAATTTCATCAACTTGTCCAACTGGATCTTTATCTTGGTCTTTAGCATCTTTTTCTTGAGCAAGCCATTCTTTATGATTAATTTCTGGATGCACCGCATCACAATTATGATCTTCTTTAGCCTCAGCTAAAGACCATCCCTGTTGTCGCAACACTTTACCACGAGCACGCCAAATAGCTTTAGCGATAACCTTAACCGTACCATCTTTAACGATCAATCTATGTGTCTTGGTGTCAAAACTAGGTTTAATTTTTTGTCTCGATCCTACCTGAGTATGTGTAGCTGGATCATAATCACTAGGATCATGCTTCTCTACTAGTACTTGTTCAACAGCATTTTCAAGACTACCTTCCTTTGTATTAAGATACTTATTCTTAGGTAAAGTAAGAATTGCTCTTCCTGTGTCAGGATTTATTTGCGGTGTCTCACTATCTACAGCCCTATGCACAGCTGCCTCAAGACTACCAGGTCTAGTTTCAAGATATTTCTTACTCATAATCGTATCTTCCTTTAATTCGGTTTCTTCCTTTGTAAATGTTGGAATGAAAGGGTTGCCCTGCATACCAAACATACTTAATTTTTTCTTCAATTCTCTCTCTCGGAGTTTTTCTTGTCGTTCTCTAATTCTCTTTACTGCGGCACGATAATTTTTTTTTCTACCATCTACTTTATAATCATTCAAATTTGTCAAATTTACCAAATCTAATTTCTTTTTCTTTCTCACCATTACTCTAGGTGATTTACCTAAAAGAGGATTCCAATTTGCTACACCACTTGTATTATTTGCGGGCGCATCTTCCTTTTTATAATCCTTAAACTTTTTCATTTTTCTTCTAAATCTTCAAGTGATACAAAAATTTCTTCCTTAGATTTTTGATGTACCACATTAAAAATGTTCTGTCCTAATATTTCTCCTGTTGGGGAAGTCTCTCCAAAAGCAACAACTATATCTCCTTTGCGACCTTTGATCTCTCCTTGATTACCAGCAAAAATATCAACCTTTAATCTATAAGAACCCTTAGGTAAAGTTTCTCCTATTCCCAATACTTCTTCGGCTAGTTCTTCCTCAGTAACATAATTATTTCCCACAAGCCATTTCTTAAATGCTCGCTCTATCATCTCCTCATCGTCTACTTGCCCAGCAAAATGTTGTTTAAGTAGAAAGAGAGCTGTTGCATAGGTACCTATCTTAGTTCTAACTCCTGGAATTTTATGCAATATTCTTTTAAGATTAAAAATTAATCTATGCAGGAGGGTGAACGATTGTTTTTCTTCTGTGGTTGTGAGGGTGTTCGCCTTTCGTAAGAGTTTACCATCCTTATCTATGATGCCTAGTTTGTAAGCAGGCTGGTCTTCCCACGGTGTAGTTAAAATTCTTAAAAACCTGTAAGCAACAAACAGGTCAATTGCTACACCTTCACCTAAATATTCTCTATTGTTTCCCATACAAATTTATCTATTGGTATCTCTTCCATCTCTGTTGGTCGTAACATTTGTAACTTTTTCAAAAAAACTATTAATGTTGGCCAATAAGGCTGTTCTATTTTAAACAATAATAATGTACTTGCAGCTTCTACCCCGAACACATTTTGCAAAATAATAATATGATTTAATATCAGCCGTTCTTTTAAAACGCCCGATTCATAATATTTTTTAAAGAGTCGTTTCAGATATTTAAATCTCTTTATATCTTCTTCAAACTCCCTTTCACCATCCACATGGGGATTTTCATAATGACGCCAGGCGAACTGTTGCCAATTCTCCTGGGTAATTCGCTCAAACATTAAATCATACTATCTTTGCATATACTTTGGTACTTCCTGTAGGAAGAGTTTCAAACTCCATTCGCAAACTCAGGCCTGCGCCGTCAAGTCGATTAGTTATTCCATCATCATTTACAAACTCATCATATGGAGTATCTAAATCTTTACCAAATCTACCACCCCACTGTGACAATGGAACTGTAACATCTCCTTTTCCTTCAGGAAAATCTACTTTTGGAAATTGTAGTCCTAGTCTCATCAAAAAATTTCTTAACTGATGTACAGCCGATTCGGGAATAAGATATTCACGATCAGCAATAGAACCTACAAAAGCATTAATCCTTTTTAATACTACTGGATTAGTTACATCAAACGGATCAAATTCGTTATGTGTAACGGGTTCTTGATTCCAAATACCTGTAGCTCCTGTTACCTCTGTAATGTATTGTTTAAAATTTTTCATTTTTATTTTCTCGGTTTATTCTTCTTCTATTGTATCAAGAAAATTATCACACTGTTGTAAAGCACCGTGCAGAGCATACAGACGAGCTCGTAATTGTTCTTGCTGTTCTGTATACTCTGTTAGTGTTCTCTCCACATTGCGTATATCGTTTTGAATTGCTGTTTTTCTTTCCTCAATAGCATCTTTATCAATTGACATAATAAAATTACTCCCCATTCAATTATATAAAATTAAGCAACAGTTGCACCTCGCACCGAAAGAACATGCCATAATGAATTGGTATACATTAATGCAACATTCTGTCCGATTGCTGAGAACAATATTGTAGTATAGTCGCCGGCACTGTTTGTTGGTGTTAAGGTTGCGTCTCCACCATCTGCCACAAAAACTACCCACTTAATTTGACCTTCTGTACCAGCAGCCATTGTTACACCGGTGTCAGCTGAGGTACTGGTTAAATGTGTAATCGCTGTAGTTACGTTTACAGCACCACCCGAACCCGACACACTTAGGGCCTGTGGTGTTTGTGCAATACCCAACCACGAAGGTAAGTAATTCAAAAAATTAGATACAACCATTTTCTTATTAACAGGTGTACCTGCCGGATTATCAATCACATGGAACAAGTCTGCCGCAGCAATTGCTGTTCCTATATCAGTTAAAGCCGTAATTTTCTTATCAGCCATTTTTCTTTTCTCCTATTTAAACCCTTTCAGGAATTCTACTCCATGCATCTACATGGATCAATTTAAATTTTTATTATGCTACTACAAGTATACTACCAGCTGCATTACCAAGTGCCGCTGTGGTTGTAATGGTAGCTGCTTCATCATCTGAAACTGCCTTGATTGTACTAGCACCAACCTGAGTCAAAACATTGGCCGCATTTATGTGTAATACATCATCTGCATTATGTGTTCCTGAACCAGCAGCAACCACCAAACTAAAAGTCAACTCCTCAGTAGTAGTGCCTCCAGTATAAAGTAGTACATCTGGTCCGCGACCCGCACCAGCACCTTCGTTTCCGTTAGTAACTGTTATTTTTGGGACGCCTGTAACTTTTACAGCCTGACTAAAATGTGCGATAATTGTAAGAGTACCACCAGCTGATTTATCAAGTTGATCGCCCACGGGTGATGTCCAAGTAAAACCAGAAATTAATGGTGTTAGTCTTGCCGCTAGGTTACGAATCGCTACTAGAACTTCAGGTGTTGTAAGGGGATTATCGTTCCCATAATATTTGTATGAATCTGAATCTTGTACCCGCACCCAGCCTGAAGATGTTGCGGTTACATTTAATTTTTGTGCGTCACTGAAAGGCCGTGCCCCTGTGGTATACGGCTTATGTGCGCTTGACGGATCTGACATTATTCTTTCCTCTCTTTTCAGTTTAGAACATCACCTACTCGGCATAATATATTCGTTATTCTTTTTATTATTTATAATAATTCAAACTTCTTTAAACAGATAATCGTTTTGGCCATTTTCCAGATTTAACTAGATCATTAATCACCACTTGTAATCCTTTATCACTAACATGACGATGGGTACTAGCTGATCGGTGCAATGCCATTCCAGATTTCTCACCTCGTTCTCGTTGAAGTTTATACATTTTAAGAGCAGCTATATATTCCTTCTTAAAAATCTTCTTACTACTAAATTCTTGAGCCTTCGCCAACAGAGAGGCTTCGTCTATTTCCATCCATTCTCTTAAAGATTTAACTGACATTTTTTGCTGTAACTCTTTAAATAATTTTTTACCACCTCTAAACCCTACAGGCAAACCTTTTTGAAATGATTTATAATCGTTATCTTGTGCGGCCTTTCGCATCTTTGATGCAGACATGCCCGATATCCCTTCTGCATCTGGGTCACGTTCACCTGCACTCGCTACATTAATCTTATCAAACTTATAAAACCCATGACGTGCCTGTTTACCATTGTAATCATCTAATAATTTCTGAAACTCTCTAACACGATCTGAACCTACGACCATAGTAAGATTCTTAAATCCCTCATCGTGGAGTTTAACAGCAACATCTATTGCAGTTCTAGCGTCATCACTTTTAATATTTCGTGAATGATTACGAAACATACTTTTCATATATTTAATTTTTGTTTGATAATCTAAAGGATTCTTACTAGAATCTTGAGAATGGGATGCATAGACACGGTAATTTCTACCACCAATTTTTTTAGTAGCATCTATTAATTTTTCATGCCCGGTAGTAGGTGGGTTAAAGCGTCCAAAAGTAAATGTTATATCATCTCCTCGAGCTTCAACTAATTTTAAATGTGTTTTCACTGTGAATCATTATCCCAACGTGTCATCATCAATCGAATTTCTTGAACAATATTTTTTATTTCTTTATTGTCCACTTTGATATCAGTAATATCTTTAATAATCTCAGTTTGTTGTACTTGAACAATAGCAATATGCTTTTCGTTAGTAACAACCTGTTCAATTTTAACCGAATTTTGTTCTACTTGTTGGTCAGTACCTGATGCCCACCATACAGCAGCTGTTGCCTGTGCGATTACTGCGACCCATATTGTGGGAATAGACCATCCATTTAACAACATAATATTTTTCCTTTATGACTTTGTTTGATAAATTTTTGCGATTCGCTCCGATTCCTTTTTTCTTAATTGGGGAATCATTTTCTTAGCTATTTTATTAATCAAAGCTTGTTTTTTCTGAACGATTCTTTTATCCAACATCATTCTTTGCTGTAATGAAAGCTCAGTATAATCAGCTTGTCCTGAAAATTTCTTGATTATAGCCATTTTTGCTTTCTTGCGAGCCCTCTTTTGTAATTTAGATATCCCTGCTCTCTTTCTTAATGCCCGTTTCTTTTTCATTTTAATATCTGAACGCTTTGCCAACCTCGACATTCTACGAGCCATCTTTCGTCGCCCAGCAATATCTAGCGCTTCATATTGTAAATAACTAATCATTTTTCATCACACCCACACGGTTCATCAACTGTACAATAACACGGATCACAAATACAATTATCACATGGACATTCTGGATTTTTACACATCATTTTCTTATCCTCTTACCCAATTTTTATCAGCTGTAAAATTGGCTCGACTAAACTCCAATCTATCTACCAACTTTAAAGCCTTTCCTATATGGTCTATAGCAACAAAACCTTCGGGGGCAGTTACTTTATAGCCATCAGGTGTTTTTAAAAATGTTCCTATACTCTCTGCCTTTTCTAATTTTCGTATCACCATTGTCTTCGCAGTTTGTAATGAGATATATGTTGCAATAACAAAATACAATGAGACTTTATGTTTCTTTAACTCCCCTAGACCTACCTTCTTATGTTGGGTCCATTTCTTCTTAGCAGCTTCAGTACGAACGGAATCTATTTTTTTCTGCAACACATCTTTATAATAGGTTTCAAATTTTACCAAAACATTTCGTGTGTCTCTGATTTGTTCCCCACCTCGAATATATGAATTTAGAAAAATTTTCAATCTCGTACCTAATGCTAAATCTCCCCGAGATTGTGCAAGTGTTCGTAAATATGATGAAGCTTTCTTTAATGAACCACTTGCCATGTTCAATATATTTTGAAATTGTGTTGCTTCTCTCGGAGTAAATGTTAAATTTCCCGATGTATCTCTAAAAGTTGCATCAGTAGACCACACATTATTAGTACTATTTAGTTTATTTACACTCGCCCCAAACTTGGCAGACATCGCATCCATTGTCCTACCTGTATAAGTTGTGTGCCATACTACACCAATCTTCGATCTTTTAATTTCTTGAGCCAACTTATCTTGTGAAGGTACGGCGTAAGTAATTGTGTTAGGTGTAAATACAATCATGTTAATAGCATCTATGGTGTCTGTAGATAAATCTTCGGATGTATATAACAAATCACCTTGCCAGATGCCTGGTATCTTTAAGGCAGGAAAATATTTTAATGCGATTTTTAACTTGTCTGCAAGTCCGCCACCATGATTTGCATCTATGTCTGCATTGGTGTAATTAATCTTAGGAGTCTTATTAAAAATCGACTTAGTGCCTACAAAAAACTTGTCGTTGTCTGGATTAGTACCGGCGAAAATGGCAGGGGCGCCATCCCACTTAACAGTTACATTCATTGATCGTCTTGTATTACCTTCAAGCATATCTTTTAAGGCCACCAAAAAATTTATTGCGTTCTGTCCTCCCGCAAAGCCATGATTGAGAATATCATCTTCTAAATGTTCTAGATGGGTATTCTTATCTTCAGTTAAAAAAAATTGCGAAAGTGTTTTCATTAACTAAGTTCCAATTCAGCATATTTGTTATTCATTACCGCAGGCTTTAATTTAAAACCTTTATCTGGTATGATTATAGTAAAATTGTCAGTACTTTTCGTTGACGACCACTTCGGTGAACCATCTTTTTTTAATTGTTGAAAAGAACCTTTACTTAATTGTTTTACCCAATTTGTCTGTTTCTTACCTTTAGGATTAGTCCAAGTCAACTGAAATATTTTCTTTTTAGTTGCCCCAGCTCCTAATCGGTACTCTCTATCTTCACTGAAAAAGGTTTTAAATGTTTTCATTCTTCTTATTATAACACATTTGTAAGATTAAATCAAATTCTAATACTAATATCACGGTTTATTAAAGTATTATTGACAGTCATGTCAAAGCCTAAAGAATTAGACAACGCCTTTAAACCATCAGCACCAGCTTGTTTAACTGCAATAACAATTCTCTTAATAAATCCAAGAAATTTACCCCAGAGCTGTTTAGCTTTATCTACAAATTTCTGCGACAACTCTTTTACCTTATCCCAAAATGCACCTTCTGTTATAAAGCCTTCATTCAGTTGGTAAGAATATTCTTGAATTGCGTTATAATGTTCTGTTTGTAGTTCTTTTGAATTTTCAACAGTGTCCCTCAACCCCAATCGAAGATTTTGATATGCATCATAACCTGTCTTGATTTCTTTACCATCTACCTTTTTCTTTCGTGAAGATGATTTCCAATTTATCTCTAAACCTATCTGATCGGCATACTTGGTTATAATTTTAGCATTAATGTTTAGTACAGGATAAGAATGTACCACAAAATATTGTACTCCTCTGTTATCAGGTTTCCAACATAGCATATATTTTGCCTGTTGTACAGCATTTCCAAATTTATATCTTCCGGTAGCTGCCTCAAATACAAAAGCTTTCTTAAACAAAGCACCTTTTTCCCCTCTATTAAAGGTATCAGCTAAAAGTTTCTTTGCCTCATTGGCATTTTCTTGAAACTTACCTTCCATATCTTTAAGAAATTTCTTATTAACACTTCCAGCAACATCTACCATAGTTGTCACCTGACTCGCTTTCTGTTTATTGTCTGCAATATCTAATATACTTTTTGGAGGGCTCCTAGGTTTCGCTACTCTCTTACCTGCCTTCTTATCTTTTTCATATGCAGCTAATTCTTTTTCATACTTAGCTTTTTCTTGTTTTGCATATTGAAATAGTGTCTGGCCTGGTGCACCTTTATCTTTTAATATCTTCAAGTGTTCTACTGATGCATAGTATCCCTCAGTCGTTACTGCTTCTAATTTATGTAATAAGTTTGTAATTGCTACTGTTGCTCCCACCTCTAACCCAGCAAGATCAGCAGCTGCGGTTGCTGTTGCAATTGATTCTCCTTTCTTACCACTCATCAATTGAGCCCCACTTGCATTTTTAACTGAATATTGTTTACCCCCTAGTACAATATCAGTTTTTGAAGTATCTCTTCCACTCTTATTCGCCCAAGTGGCCCACTTTTTAGTAACTTGGCCGTGTTGCTGAAATGAAAATGAACCGTCACCTCCTACTACATCGTAGATTTTCTTTCCAAAAATCATTAAATTTTTAACTTGTTCTTTTTCGGTACCATTGTTCCAAAACTTCTGAGCGATTTTGAACTGTTTGTCTCGCTTCATGGCGCTTAATAAAATTTTATTGCCGGGCTTGCCGCCAGTTTTCGCTGCCTTATAAGCAACACCCATAACAGTTTCTAATGCTGTAGATACTTTAGTTGACTCAGTAAGGTAGGTATAACTTGTAAAAGTTTTCATATCAATATTTATATATATTATAATTTTACTATAAATATTGTTATGGCAGGTATTACTTTAGATTCTCTCAAAAAAACAGAAAGAGGTAAGGAAACTGGTCATAGAATCCTTACTCTCTTTACTAAATTTCTCCAACCTACTTATAAATTTAGTATGTCATCGCCTTTAAATAAACAGGCTCAATCTCTAGGTCTAACTCCCACTACTCAACTTCCTCTCTTGGCTATTGAAGTATGGAAACCAGGTGGTAGAAGTTGGAGTATTCAAAAACAAAATCTACGTTCAGAGAATGAAAAAGAAACTGCTAAAAAATATATATTAGGAGCTTCTGAAGTATACTTTACTGTCAAATTACAAACTCCAGCAGTAAAAGGTCTAGAATCTATTCCTTTAAGTTGGATTGATAAACAAAATATTTTAGCTCCTACAACCGCAGCTACCGGTGGGGGAAGTGAATCTCTTGGTGTTAGAGCTGAAACGCTAATTATAGATGGAGTAACAAAAGATGATTTCATGTTCATGGGCACACCGGTAAAAGTAAAATGCTTTGATAGTGCTCAAGGTATAAAATCTTCAATCGTTAATGGGCTAAAGAAAAATAGTAGAGTGAGTGACGTTATTGTGGATACCTTTAAGGCGTGGGGAAAGAAAAATTGGAATACTATAACATGGAAAGGAAATATTCCAGACAACGAAATAAACCAATTAGGTAAATATGGAGGTGAAGTTATAACAGGAGTAATGGGGTTTGAAGATGAACATGCATTTCACTGGCAAGGAGAAAATCCTTTAAGAGGTACACAAAAGAAAGTAAAGTTTTTCTGTGTACCTATTGATCCTGCCTTTGCAGGTGTAGATACATTTTTAGAATTACAAGATGGCTGCAAGGTAGCCATCTCTAACAAATATGGTAAGGGAGCTGCTGCATCTTTTTTTGCCAACATTCTACCATATGTAATGGAACATAAAAAAGAAAGTAAGGCTCGCACAACACTAAGATATCTTATAGAGATAGCTGAAAGTAAAGGAGTTACACCCGAAAAAATGAAAGGTAGAGGAGCACCTTCTAAAGAAATACTATATGAATATGGCTTTCGGCATATTCTAGATATATCTCCCACTGTTATTCGTAATCCCTACGATGTCTATACAGCCATAAAACAAGGTAAGAAAAATAATGAGATTGCTATTACGACTGAGGCAGTAAAAACCTACCTTGCCGCTGATATTGCTGGGTTAGAGGCGAAAGCGACAGTAGCGATAAAAAAGCATCTCCCAAAGTCTTTAACTTCATTCTTTGCTAGAGTTACAGCAGAACAACTCAATCAAAAAGAAAACTTAAATCCTATGATTGATATACTCGCTGGTAAAAATTTTTGGCAAGCTAATTTAGATGCCAGAAAATGGAAAGAAGGTGTAATATCGTATAGTATGTTCAACAGTGGAAAAATAAATTTAAAAATTATTGGCTCTAAAGGTGCAATCAAAGATATTGAAATGAAGGAAGGAATGATTAACTACTTTATGGGACCTAAATCTTAAAATCTTTAAACTTATCATTACCAAAAGATGTATTATCAAAAACAGGTGTATCTGTTTGTCCTGTATCTACCAAACCTTCTTGAGCAGTAGCTGCCACATCATATAATTTCATCTTAGCTCTATCTACACCTATAACAAATCTCTTATTCGCTGTGGGATCGTTATAACGATTCTTCAACTGTTTTACCAACATCTGATTCAATCCCTCTAACTCCTCAGTTGAAATCAATGCAAACATTAAATCTGCTGTCGCCGGTAACCCAAATGATTCAGACGTATCTTCCAAACCAATATCAGTTGATGTAAAACCTTGTCTGGTTGTTTGTGTTGCAGATACGATTGGAACATTTAACTCTACGGCTAGGCCTCTCATCTCCTCTGCAATACCTTTAATGTATGTGTAAGAATTTACATTACTGCCATATCTAAATCTCTGTGATGCACAGATGTTAATATAATCTACAAAGATAATATCTGGTCTAAATGCCTTTTTCAATAGCAACTCATTATGTAATGCACGAAAATGTCCACAATGGGCAGTCGCTGTAGGATACTCTTTAACAATTAATCTACCCGTTGTCTTTTTTTGTATCTTAGATACTCGGCTCTCAAACATTCGTCGTGGTAAATCATGTAAATCATCTAATGTTATATTCATTAAATTAGCATCTACTCTTTCGGCTACCTTTTTCTCTGCCATCTCTAAGGTGATATACAATACATTTTTATTCTGCATCAATGTAGACGCAGCAACATGACACATGAATAATGATTTACCTACACCGGTACCTGCAAGACATATATTCAGTGTCTTGTTTGGTAGACCACCTTTAGTAATTCGATTAAAGAAATCTAAATCAAATGGAATCTTATCTTCTTTGGTATGATAAAATTCATAGCGTTCTTCTGACTGTTCTATATAATCATGTCCGATGTGAGTATCAAAAGATACTGACAATGCATCCGTTAAAATTGCTGGGATAGCTTCTGCTGTTTGGTTTTTAGACTTACCCTCTATAATATGAATCCCATCTAGTATTGCATTATAGATAGCTCGATCTTTACACCATTTTTCTGTTTCGTCCAACAACCATTGGCTATCAACTTTGGGTACATACGTTTCTAACTCACTAAGATATTCAAACGCATCTCTATACTGTTCTTCACTTAAAGAAACTTTTTGAAGATCAATACTAATAGATTCTACATTAGGTGTACCATTATACTCCTCCACATAGTGAGAGATAACCTTAAAGATAGTTTTTTCTTTAAAATCTGCAAAGTATTCTTCCTGTATAAAAGGAAGAACCTTGCGTATATATTCCTCATCATAAATGAGGCTAGCTAGGATCGTTGTTTCTATTCGTTGTGTTAAATTTGATTTGGTCATGTTCTATACTTGCGTCAATAACATCTAATAATATATCACCGATGGTTGCACTAAACTCACCAGTTTTTAAATCTTCATCACTTGGATTATACATCACTTCATAGTCAAATGTCAAGGGAAGTTCATCTACTAATTCAGGATCAACTATATTACCTGTCTCATCATAAATTGTCATCTTAACATCGCTATAATTCCACACCACACCTGCATACTTGCCTTCATTTATTTTATAGGCAATTTCATTTGTGTTCTTGTGTTCTACATATTGATATGATACACACTTAGACATAATGACAATACGAATGTAATAGATATTTCTTACCAGATACAGGCTTTAACCCTGCATGATACCACATCCATAGTGGTGGAAACATCAACATACGTCCTCTCTTTGGTTTAATTTGATATGGTATATAAGTTCCTATTTTCTGTAGATTTGCAAAATGTGTCTCTCCCCCTTCTTCAACATCATTCAAGTAAATGAAAAAAGCTAAAAATCTTCTAGCTGTCTCATAATTCAAAACATCTACATGAGAATCGAATCTATCATAATCATTAGGTAAGTAGCGTTTTATTCTGACAGCTTCATATCCATAATTTTCAGGCCACTGTTTAGCATGAATCTTACAATCAATTTTATATCGCATAATATGATCTTGGAATATTTCCATCAGTCCTTCTTGTATTTCTTTCCATTCGGGATGATTGACTAGTGTTATCTGTTCAAAAGATATTACTTCAGACTGATCTTCCCGATGAACAGTATCATAGTATTCGTGCGAATCTTCAAACTTTTCTATTAAAGTTTCACAAGAAACTTTATCTAATACATCATCATATATTTTTATAAAATTATCCATAACTAAACTTTTCTTTTGCATAGGTGTCTAATTTTTCCATTATTTCGGGGGTGTAATATTTTTCTGGATCATTATTGATTGTCTTACCAAATGTCTTTGTACCATCAGGTAACTCTATACGAGTCGATACTGATTTAAATATATCAGCTTCTATCGCCAACTCTAAAAGACCGTAATACTTGTCTAAACCCTTCGTGTAAGACAGCCTAACGTCTACCATTTGATTTTCTTTTGTTAGTCGTGACTTGTATGTCTTACAATGGATGATATTACCTATCACCTCTGTGCCATCTTTCTCTTTCTTCTTTGAAAGATAAATGATTTGTGATGCAGCATACTTGAGTCCTGAACCACCACCCATTTCTTTCTGTGGGAACATTGAACCAATCACATCATAGGTGTGATTAGTGAGTATCAATGGCACTCCAAGTTTACCTAACTTCAATGTTAGTACACGAAAAGTGGCCTTAACTATTTGAGACCTGGTCATATCTCTAGTTTCTTTACCAGCTTCTGTATCTTCAATCTCTTTTGTAGTAGACAACATACCTAAGCTATCAAGGCACATCATCATAGGTTTCTGTTCACTATCTCTATAAGTGGCAAGTACGGCTAATGATTGATGACGAAACTCTTGTACTGTGGTAACTGGTAGTATCACCATACGAGTAGAATCTATACCACGTTCCTCAATCATATCTTTAGTGATAGCCGACTCACTCTCAAAGAATACTACATTGGCCTCTGGATTTTCTTCTAAAAAATTTTTACAAATACCTAAGACAAAAAATGTTTTGCCTGTTGCTGATTCCCCTGCCAGTGCAGTAATTTTATTTTGAGGTAACCCACCATAAAGGCTACCGGAACAAAGAGCATTAAAAATAAAACTGCCAGTACCGACATAACCACTGACATCAGCAGTAGCAAGACCATCACTAACAATTGTACCATATTCATTTCCAGTTTCCTTAATCACATTTTTCAAGAAGTTTGACATCTTGTTTTTCTCCTTCACTATAACTCATAGTATACCATTCTATATTATTTTCTTTAAAAAAATTTTCTATTTCTCCTTTCTTCTCTAAAGGAGCAAGAAAAGTAGAGTATTTTTGATTTTCATAAACAGCTACCAACATCAAATATACTCATAATTATCTGTCATTTCATTTTCACTAATCAATTTGGCTCCATTTTTTGTATGAAACTTGTAAGCCATTTCAGTTTTAGGTGAAAGTGTAATGTATCGTTTTATTTCTTTCTTATTTTCTTTAAGAAAGTCCCATGTCTTAATAACAATTTCTCTACCGGCACCTTTGTTATAACTCCACACTGTATAAAATACCGCACACTCTTCCCCCATAGGATCTACTAAATCTTCTACTGCTTTAGGAACTAGATTAGTATACGCCACACATAAGACAGCATCAACTTCTTCTCCTCTCTTTAAAGCATAAACTTCTCTATTATAATTCCATCTAAATTGTTTGTCTAATTCTGGACGTACGGGATCATCTTCCCATTGAGGAAAATGCTCTTCCTCTTTTATCCTAATTAAATTTCTCATTAAAATAAACTTTCGAGAGTAGCTCTACGAGTGTGTCGAAATAAATCTAAATCAGTATTTTTTCCAAAGCACCATACATTCTCTATATAACTCTTTGCCATAAACTTTTCAAGTTCTTCCTTTGTTTTAAACACAGTCTTACCCTGGGGTCTTTGCATAATTCTCATACCCAATTGTCCTAAAAAATTAGGACGCAAACTATCTACTAGTTCATCACAGGAATGATAACGTGTCCCTTTAATTTTAGGATCCATAATGTTAGTCATTAGAAATCCCTTATCACTTAAAGAGGTAAAACTATTTATTGCCACAGGGAGATAGAACTCATCTCTCCATCGTTCATAATGATTAAATTTTGACCACGACTGATCTTCCTCAAACTTACCTCCCTCATTATATCTCTCTGTAGAAAAATATGGAGGAGATGTAAATGCACAATCTACATTCTCTATATTATCCCACAGCAAATCTTCTGCACCACATCTATATATTTGCACAGTCTTGCCTGGTGCAAGTTTATCAAACTCTCTTATCATCTCTGAATATATTTGAAATGTATTTGGGTTTGGATCACAACCAATATAATGCGTTGCGTTTGATGCATAGAAACCAGCAAGTCTATCTCCCCAACCCATAGATGTATCCAATACTGTCTTAGCATCTGTCATGTTATAGATAGTCTTGGCTACAATAGGCTTAAACTGTGTTGCAATATATGTACCAAGACGGAGCACTTCCATCACACTCTTGGGACTTAAATCTTGTGATGTATTAACGCCTCTCCATAAACCACCTATAGATGACCATACTCGTTTCCAATTTCCTTGTTCCCACACTTGAGCTGGAGCCATAAAACCATACGACCCGCACCGTAACCGTAATTGATTCATAAAATAATCACTACACGCATTAAATACTGAAGGTGTATTGATTATTCCTATCCCAAAATTTCTAAAAGAATATTTGTAATCATCATATTTTTCAATCACTTCATTGTCTAAATGATCTGTAGGATGATCTATAGGTGTAATGAATTTACTATAATCTGCCTTTTGTAATTTACGAAAGTTATATATCATATCACTATATTGAAGCTCACGAAAAGGAAAAGGTGGCCTTTCTTGTTCAACATACTTCGCAATAGTAATTCGGAATTCCTCTTTACCATAGAGCTCTGTACAATAACGAAACTCACCTTTGTTCAAATAGAAATCATGTTCTTTCAAATAATTATATAGTTTTTCGTTCATCCAAATAAATGCTCCAATGTCGTTTGAGTACCATAACTCCTATCTACTTGCCAATCAATCTGGTCTAAAATAAAAGTTAAAGGCTCAACAAAACTCTTATCAAACATTATATCATAATTTACTAGATCATTCAAGTTAAATTCTTTCGGAAGTTGTGTCATAAATGAAATAACATTTGATTGATGACCATTAGGTAATCTCAATTCTAAAAATTTTATCTTATCCCCTTCTTGTATTAAAGGATACTTGTTAATTAATTTTTTTTCCTTGAGTAGATGATTATATAACAATGCACCTTTAACATGAATAGGTGTTCCTTTTTGAAAGATAGAGGATCTGCTTGTATACTTCTTTATATTATTACATGATCTAGGATAAGCAATATCTTCAGGTGCCAAATTCATAAAAGTTTTACGAAAATCTTGTATAAATGTATTCAATGTTGTCTCATCATCATTAATGATAATCTTCAAAGCCGACCTAATCATTTCTCTACATGGTGCTGGTGTGGATGACTTCACTGCCTCTATACCCATCACCTTAATCTGTGGTTCTGCATATCGGACACCTTCACTATCATATACATTCAAAATATATCTTTTCTTTGCAGTCCAAATACCTTTATCAGCTATAACTTCCCTCGCCATATCCATCTTCTGTTGATATGCATTTACATATTCGGCCAACTCCTCATAACATTTGGTGATATATGGTTCAATTTTTTCTGTTGCAACCTTGGCTAAAAAACTTACTGGATCTTTGGGTGTAACTTTAGAAACTAACTCATCAAACCGTACATAAATTGAATCTGTATCTGATGCTATAATATAATCTACATCAGTTGTCGCTAAAACTTTATTAAGATAATCATTTACTTTATTTTCTATCCATCGAATACTCAACTGACCAGATGTTGTAACCGCAGTTGCTAATCTTTCATCATAATATCTGAAGTATTGATTACCAATTGCACCATAAGCACTATTCAATGCAATCTTTCTTGCCATCTGTATATTATTATACTTGGAGAGTTCATTCAAATATTTTTTATCTTTTGTATTTTCATATCGTTGTTTGGCTTCTAACGACCACTTCTTAAACTTCACCCGATCATTATACATCTTCTCCATCAACTGTGGAAGAAAACCTTGAAAATCTTTTCTAAATCTTGCGCCGTTTGGTGTTACTGTATAACCATCATCTACAAGTTCCACCGACTTCTCTAACATTTTATCTACACTCACCTCACTATTAGATTCTATTGCCAATGTTTCTGGAGAAATATTATACTGCATAATCAAATGTGGATACAAACTATTCAAATCAAACGACATCACCCAATTATGTAAACCAGTCTGAGGATCTTTTACATATGCACCCTCATACTTTGCATTTTTAATTCTTAGAGATTTCATAGGAATCACAATATTCTTAGTCCTTAAGAAATTGTAAATAATAATATCCCACATACGAACCTGTGAATACACGTCCATATAATTTACTTTTGCTTCATACGCTAGGGTTAGTGCAAGTTCGATAAGTTTCATCTTATCTTCCAGTGCATCTACTAATTCAACATCTTTGATATT